TTAATGGAATGACCTCATTTCAAAGGTTTGGAACATATCAAGGAAGTCCAATGGATATTTTGGGTTTAGGGTCTGAATTTAGGTGTTTACCTGACAATATTCCGAACACATCGGAATTTGTGAATTTATCAAGACAAGAAAGAGCAACACTTGCAACACTTATTCAAACAGATTGGTCAACACATTACAGAATTGCTCCACCTTCTTCAACAATTCAATACACGATTGGAAGAAATTATTCAATAGGAAATAAAACACTTTTTGTAAGTGGGGCTTACAATTATTCCAATCAATATAACACCACCACAACCACAAGAAGAGATTTTGAAGAACAAGAACTAGGTGTTGTTCAAAAGATGGAACTAAATGATTCTGTGTTTGTTCAAACAATTGCAAACAGTGGGTTATTAAATTTTTCTTTTTTGTTAAATCCTAACCACACTATAAAATTAAAAAACTTCTATACAATAAATTCTGAAGATAGAGTGAATGTAAGAAGTGGGGTTCGTGAGATGGATAATGACCCAAGACAATGGGAAAGATCGACAAACTTTTGGTACACACAAAATAATTTCTTATCACAACAATTAATCGGAAATCATACTTTTGATAATTCAAAACTAAATTGGACTTTGAGTTACAATAATGTGAGAAGAGATATACCGAACTTAAGAAGAATTGTTTATAGGAAATATTCTCTCACAGAAGATGATCCAAATTCTCAATATACGGCAGTTATTCAAACCAACGGAACAATTCCAACCGCTGCTGGGAATATGTTTTGGTCTTATTCTGATGAAAATCTTTATTCAGGAAGACTTGATTGGTCTCGTAGTTTTTCTTTTTTGAATTTAGAAAACGAAGTTAAAATCGGTTCATACCACCAATACAGAGAAAGAAATTTTATTTCAAGAAATTTAGGTTATTCACAATATAGACCTCAAGGAGAAGTTTTTGATAGTTCTTTACTATTATTAGATCCAAGTCAAATATTTTCACAAGAAAATATGGGAACCTTACAAAATGGGATGGGAGGGTTTAAATTGGATGAATCAACAAATGTAGATGATAGTTATGATGCAAACTCCAATCTTAATTCAGGATATATTTCACTTGATTCAAAATGGAAATCTTTGAGATTGATTGGAGGATTAAGATTGGAAAATTATAACCAAAATTTCTACTATACAGAATTTGGTTCCAACAAACCAATCCATATCAATAGTAATATTACAGATCTTTTACCCTCCCTTAATTTGGTTTATTCCATAAATGAAAAAACTCAAGTAAGATCTTCTATATATTCAAGTGTTTCAAGACCTGAATTTAGAGAACTCGCTCCGTTTACTTTCTATAATTTTATTCAAGATAATATCATTACCGGTAATCCCTATCTTGAAAGAACAAGAATTAATAATCAAGAAATAAGATTTGAATACTATCCTGACTTAAGTGAAATTATTTCAGTTTCATTCTTCAATAAGAATTTAAATAACCCAATAGAGGCAATTAATAGAACAGGAATTTCAGGAGCACCAGAAATTTATTATTCAAATGTTGAATCAGCATATATCAGAGGTGTTGAAATCGAGGGTAAGGTAAATTTGATTGAAAATTTGGACATTACTTCCAATATTTCGTTAATTGATTCAGAGGTTAATCTTGAAGGTTTTGCAGGGTCAGAAGACGGAAGACCATTACAAGGACAATCACCTTATGTTTATAATGTTGGATTATTCTATAACACACCAAATGGATGGAATGTTTCAACAACTTACAATGTAATTGGTCCAAGAATATTTGTGGTGGGAAATGTTCAAGAACCTTCAGTTTGGGAAAACGGAAGAAATTTAATTGATCTCCAGTTATCCAAAAAGTTTGAAAATCTTGAATTTAAAATGAATATTAGAGATTTATTATCACAAGATTTGGTGATGTTCCAAGATTTAAATGGAAATGAAAAGTTAGATGAAGGTGATAATAGATGGCAAGAAACAAGGTTCGGATCAACAATGAATTTTAGTTTTAAATATAGTTTTAATTAATGTAATTTTTACACGATTTTGAATATTTATGGGAAAGTTTTTGACCAATGAATTTCAAAACATACGAACTACTAAAGAACGGAAAAGTTATCAACGAAACAGAAGCAAACAGTGCTGATTCGGCTGTAGATTATTTTAATTTATATCATAAAGATTTTTTAACCACCACAAATTATTCAATAAGATTAAAAAAGTTTAATATTCAAAAATTTTAACTATTAAATCATTTTTACCTTTAATAATTCGGTGATAACTTTCTTTGGGGATGTTAAATACATCCCCTTTTTTCATCTCTATAGGTAACTGATCTTCAAACTGAAAGAACCACTCGTTGGATTCTACAATCTCTACTTTCCTATCCCTACGATCACGATGCCAAACAAGTTCATCGTTCTCCACATCTTCTTTGAAGACACGAAGAATTACTTCATCTTGAACTTCTTCAGAATATGGATTTACCACCATGTACCACCCCCACTTAACCCCAAAGACTTAGCGTATCTTGGTAATCTACAAGCCCAATAAGACGCGGTTGTTTTGTCTTTGGTTGTATGACACTTGTGTCTTGCGGCAAACGATCTTTTAGCTGCGGGATCTTTAAGTTTTACAGCCAAAGACCCACCACCTCCCGCAGCGCCAAATGAGACTTTCTTCACATTCCCCGTTTTTGGATCTTTAACATATACCTTGAATTTTTTACCACCACTTCCTCCTCTCATTGGTTTGTTTAATTGGACATTCTTTCCTTGGTATTCCGCCTCATATAACATTGGAATATCCAAAGGAACCAGCTCATTCTCATATAACTCGAAAATTCCAATATCGGTGTTTTTAATCAACCATCTATCAATAGAGTTTGTGAAGTTTTCAAATCCTAAACTTCTTGCTTCTCTGAACAAAGAGAAATAACTCTCGGATCCCATCCTAAAAACATTCTCATGTAAAGGAATGTGATTTTCAATATGATATGTCATACCTTCACTGAGTATGGTTTTGTTTTCGTTGAGTGTTGTCCACTGAAAAATTGGTTTTTCCATAACTGATTCTTTTTTATATCCTTTAATTTGTATTCTTGTTGGTTTTTGACCTTTTCCTGTTTGTGGATCTTTCTTTTCTTTATTTCTTTTTCTCGCACAAGCTGATTTCTTTTCCTCCTCACTCATCTTCGATGCTACAGATCTTGCTCTACACACAGGATAACCCCTCTTACCTCCTTCTTCTCTACCACACTCAGGATGACCACCTCCTTCTTTTTTTCTACATATATTAACCCACGGACCTTGTGGTTGTTTTGATCCTTTACCTTTTTTCTTTTTTCCAAACCACACCGCTAAATCTTCTTTTAACTGCGACATACTTTTTTTATTGATAAATATCCTGAAAATTTGTATTTTTCCATCATGGACAATACACAAGAAGAAAAACCGTTGGGTTCTTTATTTGATTCAATAAATTATTATTCTATTTCTGATTTAGAACAATTTATCACTGGTTTGAATTATGAACAATCACTATTTTGTTTAATGGAATGCTGTGTTTATGCTCAGAAGAGGGGTATTTTAAATTTGGAAGAGGCTGAAGTCATTTCAAAATCAATACGAAAAATTCATAATGTTCAAGAATAAAAAAAGGGAACCGAAGTTCCCTTTTCTCTTATTCACGAAGAATTGATTATCTCAATTCTCTCAAGTCAAATGTTCTAACACCATCAACTGTGATTCTACCGTAGAATCTGTTGTTCACCATTTTCTTAGCGTATCTGGTCATGATACCCTTGATTGGGGTGAAGTTGAATGGGTTATACATTGTTGGTGTTAACTGAAGGGGTACATATGGTGCGTAAACGTAACCTGTGTCAAGTAATGACGTTCCCTTATGACCAATCAAGATTTGGTTTGGTGGGAAGTATGGGTCACGATAAACTTGATATCTACCAGAGAGAGTACCCACTCTTTCAATACCCATGTTGTACTGATCCTGTTCAGGAGCTGCGTTTGAAACGTGGAAGTATTCCAAATCGTCGAAAATTGCTGAAATTTCAGAAGAAACGATGATCCAGTTAGCACCACCTCTCAAAGTTGACTTGTGGATTTGTGCAGAAAGTTGGTTGATTGCTGTGATCAATGTTTGGTTCCAATCCTTCTGTGTGTACTGTGTCAATGGGTTAGCAGATGTACCTCTCTTCCATCCGTTGTAGTCCCATCTCAAGTTCCATGCTGCACCTTTTCTAAGGTCTCTGAGGATTTCTCTGTCAATTTCAGCTGCGACTTGTTCTGACAACAACGCTGTTAATTCAGCCTCAGCATCGATGTTGTGGAAAGCAGCAACGTCCTGAGCAAGTTCAGGAGACCATTGTGCTCTCAACTTTCTTTCAGAAACAGAAACTGTAACTGACTCAAGATCGAATGAAACTTCACCGATTCTATCTTCAAATTCCAACTCTTGGTAAACACGGTAAACACATGTAAAGTTAGCACCTGGTGTTGCTGAACCTGCAATAGTTGTTGTCAAACCAGAATAACCATCGAGCGAACCTGATCCGATAGAACAAGGAACTTGGAGGTCAACTTCCAAGTAGATTTTACCATCCGCATCACAAATAGAGTCATAAGTACCTCCATTAGCTGTGTTACTTCCACCAAATGTGGTCGATGTTTGTGATCCGTATTGAACGATTCCTTTTCCGTACTTCTGTGTAACAACTCTAAAGAGTAAATTACCATCACCAGCACCTGAGAAAGCAGCACCTGCACTTGTAACAGCATTAACAGTCAAATCAGACAAGAAAGCTTCACTATCAACAGTGTTACCATCAGGACCTAATAACTTACCATAACCACCGTTAGAGAAACCTGACAACAAAACGATAACTTTTCTGTATTCACCAGCGCCATAACCCGATGCTACTAAATCACCGCTACTCCAAACTTGTGTTGTTAAGTTAGAAGTGATAGCACTATATCTACCCTTAGAGTAATCGAACAATCCAGGAGGATCCAAAGCCGCTTCATTACCTTCGTAGAATCTGTCGTAAAGGTTTTTACCAGTATCGTATCCCTGATTTGGGTTATTTACGTTGTCTGCAACCGCTTCGGGTGACCCAACTGGTGGATAGTGTTGATTCAAACTACCTGTTGGATCATAATTTTGAATTTTAGGAACGAAGTAGAAGAGTTTACCAATAGGTAAGTTCATCGCTTGGACAGAAACGATATCGTTTGCTAAAAGCTTAGAGAAAACTCTTCTGATGATTGGGAAAACAACAGTTTCAAAAGAACCTGATGAATCTGTTGCTGCCGCTTCGTTAATTAAGTGTGATGCTTGGTTCTCATAAAGTTGAGCCATGTTCTCTTTTAAATGACCACCCAACCCTTCAAGGAATCCTAATTTGTCCCATTTGTTTATAGTGTCTTCTTTGATAACTTTGAGGTGCTTAAGACCGATGTTACCAACTAAACCACTTTCTAATAATGCTCCCATGTTAATTTTTTTTGTTTAGTTTATTTATTTATTTTTATCATTAAGTCTTTCATTCTGAGGAACTGAGCGTTCTCATATGTTTTAGACTCAACGAGATTTGTTGAACCTTTCTGTGGAGTTTTTTGTACTTTGTTAGCCACGGATTCGGTTACAACATTTTCTGAACCAACCAATTCATTCTTAATTGATCTATATAAGTTCTTTGATTCTTTCAAAGTTTCTACATTATCAAATCTCTTAAGGATATTAATTTTTTCTTTCTTGGTTGTTGAATGTTCAGTAAATAGTCTTGTAGCATACGCTAAATTTGAGTTGAAAATCGCAACCTCATTCAATTTAGTTCTGAACAAATCAAGTGCCTTTTTGTATTCCTCATTTTTTTCTTTGAGGTCTGCAATTTGTCTTTTGTAAGATTCAACCTCTAAATGACGAGGTGCTGCTTTTGGTTTAGGTAATCCATCCCTTCCCCAATATTTTCCATTACCCAAGGTTCTAGCCGCTTCCTTGGCTTCTTCTTTGTGTTCCTCACCTTCGTGAGCCTCTTCGTAAGTTTCTTCTAACTCAACTTCTTCCTCTTCTTCCTCGTCTTCTTCTTCTTCGTTAAATTCAATTTCGTACATCACTT